AATGACGATATCCTTTGTGAGTTCGAATTATGCGCGCGTGAGCTTGGTGGCCGGGATGCCTCATTGCCAGCAATTCGGGACCGAAAGTCGAAAACGCGAGCGCGAGAGGTCTATCCCTACGCGACGACCTGGCTTCGCGAAAAATACGGCTTGACGCAGAAGAGCAAGGACAAGCGGATCCCCGCCAAGCTCATGGGCCTTCGTAGCGACCTGCTGGCTTTGTTTTTGAACCGGATTTTCACATGCGATGGCTGCCTCGTAGTTCCTAAAAAAACTGGGAGTGCAGGGATTGAACTCACGTTGGCGAGCGAGCCATTCATTCGAGATGTCCAGACGGCACTACTTCGATTCGGCGTGCAATCGCAATTCCGACATCGAGTCGTTGCCAAAAAATATCACGCTTGGCAGCTCCGCATCAGCGGACGGTCAAACCTTTTGCAGTTTTTCGAAACGATTGGGCTGCTCTTCGGCCAGGAAACACGGAGCCGCGAGATTCGAGACGTCGCTCTCGAAAAGACTGGGAATCCGAACCTCGACATCACGCCTTGCGATATGGAGGTGATTCGAAAGCTTCGTTCTGAGGTTGGTGGCGTTTGCTGGCCACATCGACCGGAGGGCCAGCTATTGAGCAATGAAACTTTCGTGAAAATGGCCCGCGAGCGTCCGTTGCCGGCGTGGTGTGGCTGGTGGGGGGATATGTTTTGGGATCGGGTGGTTGAAATTGAGCGGAGGGAGGACCCCCGTCCCGTTTACGATCTCGAAGTTCCCGATTCAGGATGCTTCGTCGGGAATGGGATGCTTATTCACAATACAACCGTTGGTTCACTGGCTATTTCTCGCATCCTCTACGAACTCTCATGTCTCGCGCATCCGCAGCTGACGTTTGGTCTTTCACCGGGTTCCGAGATGATGGTGAGCTGCGTGAGCAAGTCGCTGTATTTGGCGCGTACGGTTCTGAAGAGCTCGATCGAAGAAAAATTGAAGCTGAGTCCCTATTTTCAAGAGAACTTTGCACCGCGAAAGGGCTTCGGTGGCGAGCACACGACCTTCCCCAATTCGATCAATCTGGCGATCGGGAGCTTTCAGTCAGATCGAGTCTTGGGCCAAAACGTGTTTTCCGGCATCATGGACGAGGCCAACTTCGCAGGGACGAACAAGCAGCTTATTAAGTCCACGGGCGATGGCCGGAAGCACGCGGGTATGTTCGACCGCGCTGAGAAGGTATTTACGGGCTTGGTGCGCCGAATCAAATCTCGATTCCAGCGAGCGGGCGGGGGCTTCCCTGGCTTTATGATCTTGTTGTCTTCTGCGAATACCGTCGGTGGGTTTATCGATCGCCGGATACGTGAAAGCATCAACGATCCCTCGGTCTTTCTCCGCGAGTACGCACAATGGGATATCCGACCCAAACAGCACTATTGCGGCCGAAAGTTCTTCGTGGTGATTGGCTCGTCCGCGATGCGTTCGCGGGTTTATCCGGAAGGCGCTCGGGCGGAGATCAACGAGACGTGGGTTGAAGAACAGGGAGGGGCGGTTATCGAAGTGCCTTCCGAATATTGGGAAGATTTCGACCGCGATCTTGAAGGGTCGATCCGCGATATTGCGGGGATCAACACGTCGGCGATCAGCCCCTACTTCTCACGAACGGAGCGAATCGAGATGTGCCATTCGACGCGCCTCTTTCATCCGTTTTCGGTGATGGAGTACCAGTACGGGCAGCCCGGAAAGTTCTTGTGGGATCGACTGGTCGAGCGAAAAACTCGCAAACTCGCGGGAGGCTTTACCGAAGAGTATTACCGGCCAAGGCTCAATCCGAACCACGCGCGATGGGTTCACATCGATCTTGCGCTCTCTTGCGACAGCGTGGGGATTGCGGTGGGGCACGTCGAAAAGATGGTGGAAGTCGTTCGGCGTAACGCGGAGGGCGATGAGTTCTCCGACGTTGCGCCCTATATCGTGATTGAGTTTATGTTGAGAATTCTTCCGCCTAACGGAGAGCAGATCATTTTGGCGGATGTGCGGCGCTTGGTCTACGAGCTTCAATCACGAGGGTTCCCGTTCGCGGGCGCGAGCATGGACATGTTTCAAAGCGCCGATAGCTTGCAGCAATTCCGTCATCGGGGGATCAAGTCCTGTGTGATCTCCGTGGACCGAACGACGGAGCCCTATGACAACCTTCGCTCGGCGATGTACGAAGGGCGGCTGGAGCTTTACCCTTATGGGCCTTTCGAAAGTGAGCTCATGGCCCTCGAGTACGACCCGCAGAAAGGCAAAATCGATCATCCCGTGGCCGGGTCGAAGGACGTTGCGGATGCAGCCGCGGGTGTCGTTCAGGGTCTCACCGAACATTGCCGCCGGCTTCCCGTTGCTGCGCCAGGGCCAGAGATGTCACGTCGCAGCGAGGATGATCTTAGCTGGGCCAATCCGGCCGGGCTGATCCCCGTGGGTGACGATTTCGACTTAGAGCGAATTCGGAGCGAGTATGGGCGAGACGATGACTTTGGGGATGACAACGTGCTCTTCCCATTGACCTAGGCGAGAGACCATGGGACTGGCAGGCAATATTTCCAGAGCGTTTGCGAAGTACTTCGACCGCGAGCGCAAAGAGAGTGGCCAGGATCTCAAGCGTGGCGAGGACTACACGAGAGCTCCGCTGACGGGTCCAGACTCGCAAGGCTACCATCGCCTCAACGATGAGCTCACGCTTGACGGTGACCTCATGAGCCGTTACGCGGACTATGAGAACATCGCCGATTATGGAGAGGCCGCGGCGGCGCTCGACATTTACGCTGACGATGCGACGACCAAGGACCTCACGGAGAACGCGGCGATCTGGGTCAAGAGTAAGGACGTCGTGATCAAAGCGATTCTCGAAGACCTCTTGACGAAGCGGCTCAAGGTTGACGAGTCAATCTGGTCCGTTACTCGCGTGCTTTGCATGTACGGAAACGTCTTTGGCGAGGTATTGGCGAACAACGAGGGCGTCCTGGGCATCAATTTTATGCCCACGCCGAGCGTGCGCCGAGTGGAGTCCAGGACGGGCGAGCTCATTGGCTTTGTTCAGGACATCACGGGCCAATTCAACATTACGAATCGCGAAGTTGGGGAGGCGGTCCATCGGATGCGCCACGGCGAGAGCCAGGCAGCGGTGCCTCCGGCTAGCGGATACTCGCGCGCGTACGGGCACATGCAGGCCAGCGCGGGCCTAAACCCGAGGGAAAATGATGTCACGATCTTCCAGCCTTGGGAGGTGATTCATTGGCGCCTTCAAGCTCGCCATGTTTCCGCGCCCTACGGACAAAGCGTGCTTGAGCCGGCGCGCTACATATTTCCGCGCTTGGCGATGTTTGAGGACTCGGCGTTGATCTATCGACTCACGCGCTCGCCCGCGCGTTTTGCCTATTACGTCGATGTTGGCGAGCTTCCGCAAGGCCAGTCGATGGCCTACGTCGAAGCGGTCAAGCGCAAGTACAAGAAACAGCAAAGTTGGAATCCGAGTCGCGGGATCTTAGGCCTTCGCAACAATCCCATGGGGATGAACGAGGACCTTTGGCTTCCAATGCGGGGCGGGCAGGAGTCGACACGGGTGGACGTGCTTGCGGGTCCCGACTATCAGGTGGTCGACGATCTCGAGTACTTCCGAGACAAGTTCTTTTCGGCGATTCGCGTGCCGAGGGCCTACCTTGGCTTCGACATTGAGGCCAGCCGCAACGCGTTAAGTAACGTCGACGTCCGCTTTGCGAAGGCGACGATGCGAGTGCAGCAGCAGTTGATCGCCGGTTACTCCGAAGCGTGCCGGATGCATCTTGCGATTCTCGGTGTCGATCCGGACTTGGCGGATTGGGAGCTCGAAATGAAGCTTCCGAGCCACATCTTCGAGCTCGCGCAGATTGAGCTCATGGGAGCTAAGCTCGATGTGGCTGAGAAGCTAAAGGATTGGTTGCCAAAGACATGGATCCTGGAACGCGTTCTCGGCTTCTCGGCGGAGGAATCCGACGTACTCCAGCGGTCCAAGGTTGCCGAGACAGAGCAGAGCGAATTGCGAGCGGCGTCTGTGCAGCAGACAATCGGCGAGCGTTATCCGTTAGCGGTCGGCATGGATAATTCCGACGGCGCCCCGCCTCAACCCGATCAAGCCCAAGAGTCGCTCCGTGAAGCGGTCATGACGGGCCTGTCTCGCCTGGAGAAACGGCTAGACGAGCAGGGTGGCACGATGGCCCTGAAATTAGATTCGTTGTCCAAACCTATTAAGCATGTGAATAGAGCACTGAAACTCCGCGAGCACAGCGACCGGACAAAGAGGGCAGTCTAAATGTATTTGCAACGCGAAGAAATGGATCGTTTGTCCGAAGGCAGTGTGGAGGATTTCATGGCGCATGTTTTGGAGAAGGCGAACGCCGAGAGCCAAACGCCCTTGTCGATTTTTGCCACGCATCGTGACCACGCCTTTGCGGTCGCGGGTGACAAAGTTGTTCGACTTGAGTGGGAGGGGAAGGGGGACGAGATGGTCGTCAAGATTTTGGATGCTGGCGTGACCTTGACCCAAGAGTCGGAGGATTCGCCTCGGAACGTGGCTGACCAGCTCAAAGCGAGCGTCGCAGAGCTTCTGGACGACAATTCTCCGCCCAGCTGCAATCGATTGCAGTCGCTCGTGATGATTTTGGGCGAGTCCGCGGGCTACTGGATGGACGATCTGACACGGCGCGTTCGAGAGCAGGAGGAGGCAATCGCACGACTGGGGCGGGACGCGAGCGCGTCGATTTCCGAGGGTCGTCGCGAGGCCCTTCTTTCGGGGATCCCCAAAACTCCCTATGCTCGATTGAGCGCAGTCCAGCTTCCGGAGTTCGAAGGTGAGCTTCGGTCTTCGCTTACGCACTTGGCCGAGATGGCGGATGTGCTCTCACGCTCAAAACCACCGGCCGCCAGACACCTCGATGGATTGGTTTCGACCATTGACGCCGCTCTTGCGCTAGCCAAGCCCGATGAATTGGCACTACTTGCAGAGTGCCACGATCTTTTTGCGAGTGCGCTTGGCCGGGTGATACTCATGGACGAGAACGTAGAAGCAGGAACGAAGCAATGAATCGGTATCTTCAAGTGTCAAGCATGAACCTCGCTGAGGACCTCGCGGCAGCGGGGATCCCGTTTGCGCCGCAGGATCTTCCGGCGATCGCAGCGGCGGACGCTCATTCTCTTATTGCGATTGCGGGCCTTGGCGATCGTGCGAGGAGCCGTCGTCAGGCGAGTCTCGTTGAGCAAGCGGAGGCTGGCGCTTCGGCGCATGATCCAATCGATGGCCCTTACATGACGCGTGAGCTCATGACTCGTGTCTTGGAATTGCCGTTTGGAGCGATGAAGGCGGAGGACTTTGCGGCGCTCATTGGCGAACTTGAATCCAAAGAAGTGCCGGCTGGCGATAACGATCTTGCCGAGCAAGTTGTCGAGTTTATGTCGATTCTTGGAGACATTCGCGAGTCCAAAGGGAGCCCGCTTGATAGTCGCCTGGTCAATCGCGAAACGCTGGCGCGAATTGTTGCACTACCTTTGGATCGCTTGTCCGAGGAGGACCTCCAAGAGCTCATGGTGGAGCTTTCGGCCAAAGAATTGCCCGAGGATGACGCGACGTTGGCCCGGTTGCATGGGGACGTCGTGGTTGCCCTGCAAGAGGCAACGCGCATCGCTCGAAGAGTTCAAGCGGGCAAGATCATCGGGACGAAGCGAACGTCCGGCAAGAAGCGAATTGAGGGCATGAAGTACCGGCGCAAGCCGACGGCCAAGCGGGCGACTCGAAAGCGCGCGAAACGACGAGCGGCCGGAAAATTCAGCCAGGCTGAAAAGAAAAATATTCGACGCAGTGGCGAGACTGTCAGTGACCGAAAACAGGCGGCTCGACGAAGCGTTTACGGAGAAGAAGACATGGCACCTAAAGAATCATTGGCAACCGAACTTCGGGGTCTGCTCGACGAGAGCGGGTCGATTGGCCCCTACGATCAGGCGACGGCTCGAATCGGTCGAATCTTCGATTTGATCGACGAGATGGCGGACTCTGACCAAGTCTCCGAGGTGCTTGAGAGCGCTTGGGAGGACCTCGACAGTTCCTTGACGGAGGGCATGGAAGAGGACGATTTCCTCGAAGCGGTGGTTCCATCGCTTCGTTTGATCAAGCGATGCATGGAATCCATTGATGCGGGAACCCTTGGGTTGATTTTGAGTAACAAACTGATAAAGGTATTCGGCTGTGTATAGTCGTTAAATAAACCACGAAAGTGGGATAAAGTGAATCG